GGTCAGCATATTCAATGACTGCTTGCCAAGCACCGAATGCTGTATCTCTGATGTTTTCCTGTGTAGGTGACTCACTATAGATTGTCAATGCTTTATCGCGTGCGTTTAATGCAATAGTACGTTGTTTTAGTTGTCCCTTGCTAAGCATATCAACAGGTGATGATTCAATCTCTGAAGGTAATGCCCATACACGTTTGAAGTAATTGACTGCCTTATCACGTGACATCTTGATACTTAGCAGTCTATTTGCTGTATCTTGGTAATCACCAATGGCTGAGTAAGTCAGTCGTGTGATATTACGAATGTCATTAACTGATAACTCTTGGTTAACTGTGTGTGTCATGCGATAGGTATAGTCATTGTACTTTTTGTTACCAACAATCAAACCATTGATTTGATTAGCACAGAACAATCGCTCAATGATTGGCTTGATAACAACTGATGATGAACCATCATGTCCTGTCTTAACCAATAGCATTGCTACATGTGGATCGTCTGCTACATACACACCATGAGGTAGTTCAAGTACCATCCATACTTGTGAACCGTTCTTGATCTCACCTGCTGCTGCGTATCGTGCTTCACCTGAATCAATCAGTGTATCTAGCGCATTGAATACTTCAATGTTCTGAACTAACTTATACTTGTTACCAACTACACCGATTACTGACTCAGGTACATCACATCCAGGCATGGTTTTAAGTACTGCCTTCTTGTTATCTACTGGTATACGGTGTGTGAATGTATCATCAAGACCAATTGGCTGTGTGTATACAGCCTGTAAATCTGTAAGAGATACTGTCCAATCAAGCCCTGCTTGCTTGGCTGCTTCTGCTGCTGAGGTAGCAGTTACTGCTGTGCCTGCTTTAACCCATGCTGCTTTGTTCAATCGTTCAATTGCTTTGTTGTTATACTCAGTTGTTACTGTTGTCATTGACTTCCTCCTTGGTTGCTAGTCGTAGTTCTGCGAAGTGACTACCTTCATTGGCTTTCTCAAGCCAACCTTCTTTAGTAATCATTGTCTTAAGCGCAGCAATTAACCATACCTCTAGTTCTTTAGGCTCCATGTTTACTAACTGTCGTGCTGCTGGGTGACTCTCATTGAAGTCTGTTACGAATGTAATTGTATGTGGAACACTAATCATTTTTTTCTACTCCTTCGTGTAGTTGTACGTATTCTATGTGGACATCCATGCTTGTAATTTTACAAGCATCTCTTACTATCTCTCTTGCTATGTCATCGTTGTCGGCATCAACTATGATACCACATACTACTATATATCTATTCTTCATTAGTACCAACCATGCTTTCTGTGATGTGACCAAGCGACTGATGGTTTCTCGTACCTGTGTACGATATACGCCAGCCCCCTCTCAATTTGGAGAGGGGCTGGTGTTCCAGGTTTTGTTTTAAGAACTTGTGCTACACCATATGCGCTGGAGTCAGGGTTATCTGATTCTGGATTCCATTGTGATTCAGCAGTCCATAATTTTATCAATGCTTTGTGCTCACTACGATTCCATTCAGGAAATTGCCACTTCATGTATGAGATAGCGTAGTTTTTAAGCATTTGTTTGTTCCATATTTTTGGACCGAAGTCAATACACTGAGGGTCGTAATGTATTTGTTGTGCGTATGACTTGAAGTGTATGCCTAGAAATCCAAAGAGTCCTAAGTATATACTAGTAAGTACTGATATAGTACGTATGCGTTTCATGTTTACTCCTTACCAAGATGCTTGATATTCAAACATCTGATCTTCTGAGGTTTCATCTATGATAACAGTTAGTTTTTCAGCCGTGTCTATAACGCCTTGCCAATACCATTCATCTATCTGGTCTGAACCAAAGAAAAATCCTGCTACTGGTGGTAGCAATTCCATTGCTAACTCAGCGTTACCTGCTTGTGATACTTGAAGGCAGATGTCACGTAACATGACAAGACCAACTCGATCTACCTCCATTGAACTGCAATTGTCCACACCGTCAGCATAGTTAGTGACGAACCAGTTATGTATAGCGTTATCCTTACGCCAGTATGCTACTTCATCTATATTTTTACGATACAACCACATATCTAGTCCCATTATTCTACCTTTTCCTTTGTGTCTACAGGGTTCCAGTCTTTATCAACAACCCAATAAGTTTGACTTCCTCCGTCATACTCGGGTTCTCCAACTATTGATTTACAATCTATGAAATCAGGGAACTGATAGTTTAGTACCACTTCCTCGATATCGGTAGTCCATATAGCAAATGTAGTAGTGCTTTCAAACATGTATAACTTGGGTTCTTTTACTTCGCCCATGGGTCTTCCTCTACTAGAATCTTGAAGTAAATGTCATGGGCATAGCGTTGACTATCTTGCCATGCTGTTTCTCCATAGAAGTATTTCATCTTGAATTTGTATTGCTTTAGTGTTGGCACTACCTTCATAAAGAAGTCGTCTATACTGGCGTGGTATACCTTGGCATATTGGTTGCTGATGTCAGGGTTTAGTTCCCAATGTGTAACATCAGATACTTTTGGTCTAGTTAGTTTAGAATGGTACAACAGCATGCTCCTTTTCACAACGCTTACGCAGTGATCTGTTTCTACTACGTAAGAATCTATTTTCTTTTACTAATGAGTTATTAGTCCAGAACAACATGGCTAACATGAACAAACTTATTGCTGCGCATATTGTCATAGCAAATAACTGTTGATAAGATATGTACATTGTTTTCTCCTTTGTATAGTTGTAGTTATCCGATAGGTGATACTTAATAGGATAAACAGGTGGCTGTCACACTAGAACAGCCACCTGTTTTAAACTATTAGTTTACCGATACCTCAAATACTTCTAACTGTAATTGAGGGGCACGGCGTGATGCTTCTGAGATATCTTGACGGCGATCAAAGCGTGTTGCTAATCTACCTTTAAGAGTAACTAACTCAGATTGTTCTTGTCCTGCTCGGATACTACCTAGTATCTCACTTACAGTAGTACCGTCTAATGCTACTACATTGATACCGCATACATATACCTGACGATCAGCCTCTCCATTACTAAAGGCAGATACTTCACGTTGGTCAAACCAAGCAGTGATCATAGTACCTTTAGAACCTGTATGAGTACGGACATTCTTCAACTTACCAGTAAGTGTTACTGTGTTTTCCATTTGTTTCTCCTTAGTTAGTTTTGTATAGTTGTTATTAGTTTTTGACAGATTGCCCTGCCGTAGGCAACAGGGCAATCTGTTTTGTTACTTATTGTAAACAATCTGAGCACATTTGTATGTACTCATTTTTGTTTAACCCTTCGTTTATTGCATTACATACTATCATTTCTCTAAAGCGTAATACGATTTCACATTCTGAGCAACGAGGTTTCATCGTACATTCCCTTCTAATGGTCGGTCACAATCTTGACAATCATTGAATGCCTTGGGCGTAAGCAAGTTACACCAAGGACATTTTGTTTCACGTTGGGACTGTAAGTAATCATCTAACTCCCAAGCATTATCAAGTACACCACCATCTTGTAACATAACTACAGGTAACTTGAACTCATCATCACGATCAGTCCAGTCATGTCCGCTTGGTTCTGTTATCAGCATCCATTGTCTACGATACTGAAGATTACCTTCATCTACTAGATCATGTGCTATTTCAGCAGCCCTAGCATCTGCTAGTTCTTGGCACTCATCACATTTACTATCTAGTTGCATACAGTTATAGCATTGGTTGGTTATACTTATACCATTAGATACGTACTCGCTCATTTTACTTATCTCCTTTGTTTATTCGACAACTTGGATAACACTCTGTTACCCAACCACATTCAGGACAGTCATACATTTTTGCTATTACTTGCCAGTGATCATTGCTCATTTATTTTTCCTTTAGTTATAGTATTTTGATGGACTTACAGTGGTGTGTTGAGGTTACATCTATCCGTAACCTCAGACGTTTTAACCTCAGCGTAGACAGAAAAAAACCCCCTATTTCTAGGGGGTTTTAATCTATCTATTAAATAGATACAGACTCTAGCATGAAGACTGTATCCCATTTTTCTCCTACCTTGCTGGTCTTAAACCAGCCAGCCACACTAACTCGTGGGCGTGTAGTCGCTTTAGCGACTATGCGTTCGCGGGTTTCAGTGCTTTCGTCTGCTTCGAAGTGAAGGTCGCTACCCGCGATCTCTGCGCTTGGTGACTGCTTGGCGAAGTACTGGCGCTCGATCACAGACAACGCATCTACTGCGTTGAATGAGCGGAAACGGAGTGAGGCTTCGTACTTGCCGCTCTCATCGCGTAGGATTAGGATACCGCTTGCGTAGGTGTTCCCGCTCTTGGCGGTGCGAGTCTCGACATGTGCCAGTTCGGCTTTGTCGAAGGAGATTTCATGTTGTGACATGATTGCCTGCTTTCTCTTTGTAGTTGTGTGCTCGGCTGAGCAGAGCAGCATCAGACAGGGTTCTGCTGGCCTGGCACCCGCTCGCGGGTTTAATCCGACACGCGTTTTTTGCGTGGCGGATTTGCCAAGCCAAGCAGGTTCCTGTCAGATTGCGCGGCGCATCTGCCGTGCCACGACACATAGAGGAAGCGTCTAGGCAGTCATGACGCGACATGTCCTGCTGACAAGACGAACAGCACAGGGCGAGTGAGCCGCCATGATAGGGGATACCAAGGCAAGCGGTGGTCTTTCCCCTACACGATGGCAAGGACGGAGGCTCACACCCGCTCATGAAAGGCATGATGCGGTGGCAGATCGGGCGACATTCGCCATGCGTCACGGCGCATGAGGCGCGGGCAGACCGAGCCGAAGCAGACGAACTGAAACCTGTGGGCGCATGAGGCTTATGCCTCAGCCCGCGAGTGGTGGCTGAGCAGGTGTAGACCAGAGCAATAGGTACGAGTCTGGGATACAGTCACTCAGGCTATAGTAATCTATTTAATGTTACAGATAGATTATACCTAGCCCCCTAGAGATAGGTAGGTAGACAGTCTACAGCCAGACAGACTCCACAGTACTATAGTCTGTCTAGTAACTATCTATCTATCTATCTTGACCCCCACTATATTAACTACTGACGATTGTATATATTGTATCTCTGACAATATATTTCTGTCAGTATAGTTACAGGGGGGTAGTACAGACTATCTGACCTGCGGTTTTATAGTATGTAAAAAATAGTTTGTTAGAAACTGTTCGTTTAGACTGTTTGAACAGGTTAAGTATATATAGAGAGTAAAATAGTTCGTAAGTCTTTTTAGAGCCTTACTCACTAACTGTACAAACATCTGTACAAATAGACTGTTGTAGGCAGGAATGTTCTGCCTATCGCTGCTCCTTTGAGTGGAGTGTTGGTGGGGTGACTCCCGCGACCAACCTAAGATTAGGGACACTATGACATCGCATAAAGGATTTCAAAAGGGTAAGGAGCACCACCTTGTAAAGGGATTGGCTGCCTCAAAGTCCGAAGTCCTTGATAAAGTACGCGCTGGGTGGACTATCCCTGCTGCCATGGCATCTGTGGATAAGAAAGCAGATACCGTCCGTCAGTGGATGAACCGTGACCCTGAATTTGCCCGCCTCCTTGAGGAAGCCAAAGAAGAGGGTCAGAAGAACTCCTTTACCGAAATGGGTGTGGCTAAAGAGTCTATCCCTTTCAAAGATTTTTCTAAAGCATTTCTAGATCAAACGGTCTTTCCTCACCATCAGGATTGGGTAGACCTACTAGAGGGTGTTGAACCTTCATGGCTTCACCCGTCTATGATCTATGAGCCAGGTGAGAGCAACCGCCTATTGGTAAACGTTCCCCCTGAGCATGCTAAATCCACCGTTATCACGGTGAACTACTCAACTTACCGCATCGCCCTCAATCCTAACATCCGCATCATTGTGGTTTCTAAGACTTTGAATAAGGCGAGAGAGTTCGTCTACGCAATCAAGCAACGACTGTCACATCCCCGCTGGCTTAAACTGCAGACCGCATATGGTCCTGAGGGCGGCTGGAAAGGTGACGCAGATACTTGGCGTACAGATACAGTCTATCTTGGCGGCGATGCGCGTAATTCTTCCGAGAAAGACCCTACCCTTCAAGCCCTTGGTATGGGTGGTCAGATTTACGGCGCACGCGCCGATCTGATTATTCTTGATGACTGCATTACAACTGCTAATGCCCATGAGTGGGAGAAGCAGATGGATTGGCTACAAAAAGAAGTAATCACCCGTCTGGGTAAAAACGGTAAACTGCTGGTAGTAGGGACACGAATTGCTGCTAACGACCTTTATAAAGAACTTCGTAATCCTAAGCATTGGTCTGGGGGTAGGACTCCCTTTACTTACATGGGGATGCCTGCTGTCCTTGAATATGCTGAGAAGCCAGAAGATTGGGTTACGCTCTGGGAAGAGTCGGATGTCCCGTGGGATGGCGATACAGACACTCCTAAAGAGAACGGCTTCTTCCCCAAGTGGGATGGCGAAGCCTTATTTAAAAGAAGGAGCGAGGTTACTCCAAGCACGTGGGCACTCGTCTATCAACAAGAAGACATCCAAGAAGACTCAATTTTCCCACCCATGCTGGTGCAAGGGGCAACTAATGGGATGCGCAAGCGAGGTCCATTAAGACCTGGTGCTGCTGGACATCCACCTCAAGTAGAGGGTCATACTATAATTGGCTTTGACCCTGCTATGGCTGGTAATGCTGCTTTTGTTGTAGCAAGTTATAACAGAGCAGATGGCAAGATTTATATTCTTGACTGCGTAAATATGAGTGAACCTACGCCACAAAAGATTCGAGCAACAATTGAAGAACTCACAATCCGATACAAGCCACAAGAGTTCCGAGTTGAAATCAACGCCCATCAAAAAGCCTACTCACTCGATGAGGAATTACGAAACTGGCTTGCTGGATACGGTGTACGCCTTGATGCTCACTTTACAGGCAAAAACAAGTGGGACACATCCTTCGGTGTTGCGTCAATGTCTAACTTGTTTGGCACAGTCCGTGAAGAGAAGTTCCAAAAAAACAACATTATAGAACTACCTTCATCAGAAGGTACTGAAGGAATTAAAGCCTTAACTCAGCAACTACTAACGTGGAAACCTGACACTAGAGGTAAGACCGACTGCGTTATGGCTATGTGGTTTGCAATTATTCGCATTCGCGAACTAATGCAGAACTCAAGTAGAACAGCACAGTATGCATCAAACCGTTGGGCAACACGTGCCCAAATGGACCAACGCGTTGCCGTAAACCTTGATGAAATGTTTGCTGAGCAATGGCAAGAAAACTATGGATAGGAACTAAAATGGCTAAAGAAAACCCAATGGCAATTCCTGGTGGTGGTGGTGGACTTCGTGCCCGCATTGCAGGTGGCATAAAAGGTTCTGCTGGAAAAAATGTAAAACCATTATATAAAGCGTCAACATCAAATGTAAAAGTTATTAAGGCTGGCTCAAAGCCTTTAACTCAAAAAACTCGTGAAGCATCTGCCTTAAATGAAGAAGCGCGAATTTCTGCTGCTGCTAAACGTTTAGAAAAAATTCGCCAAAGCAGTGGATATAACTGGTCAGAATAATTTTTCCCTTTAACTGTTAGGACAACAATGGCATTATCAATTGAGCAAGTAATAGCACGGGTTGATTCCCTGCGTTACCGTAATCACGAACGTGATGCACGAAACCTTGACGTACTCGCTGTGCGTAAAGGAAAGATTGCTCAGGTATATCCTAACTTCTTTCCAGAAGGTGTAGACGCTAATGTCGTGGCAAATTTTATTGACATTGTTGCGCGTGACTTATCCGAAGTTATGGCACCACTACCAGCCGTCAACTGCTCGGCAGCGAACCAAGTTAGTGATCGCGCTCGCAGTTTCGCGGACAAACGTACTCGTATTGCTTCTAATTATTTTCAGCACTCTGACCTTGCGGTACAAATGTACTCGGGAGCAGACTGGTACTTAACATATGGATTCGTCCCTTTCATTATTGAATTAGACGATGAAGCAAAACTGCCACGTATTCGCATAGAAAATCCAATTGGG